GTTTTATTCCTTACCCTCGTTTTATTGCTAGTATGGTTAAACATAATTTTCAGTATGCTCCACTTGTGGGTCTATTGCCATTAGAGAGACTTGCGTGGGTGCAAGCAAAGGCTGCTAGATATCCTAGGGGGCTACAAGAGGCAGTAGATAAGGGCCTTGAGCTTACCCCGCACCAAAAACGCATGAAAAGTAAGTATGACGCTGTAAAAACAGGGCCAGTACTGGGTAAAGAAGGGCGGTCATTAAATAAAGTTATATCTCAACAGGCAGTTGGATTTAGTCTACTGTTTGGTGCCATGCAACTTAGGGCCGCACAAGGCCCTTCTGCAGAATGGTATGAACTGAAAAAGCTTCCTCTTCCTACTTCAACGGAAACAGGATTAACCCTAGCTATGAAAAATATTTCAAAGGGTAAATTCTCCGATGCAAAGGCTTTCTACGGTGTGTATGCGCCCTATATGCTAGTTGCAGATTTGCTCCTAAAGTCACTGGGCTTTTGGGATAAGCCTGCAGAGGGAGAAGCAACTTCTTTTGACCCCCAACGACTAATTGCCAGCGAAGAAAATCGCAAGAGAATGAAAACAATAGCCAGAGAAACCCTAAATGATAACTTAAATAGCAAATTTTACAGGGACTTTTTCCAATCTAGTTTTGGATCAGCCTTTAGAGTTGGACAAGGACTATACATGCTAGATCTCATAGCTGGAGTTTCCGGTGCAGGGGAAACACAAAAAGAAAAATATAATCAAAGAATTGCCGAGAATGTTTCTACCTTTATAGGAAACTATTTAGTACGTCCCGTTGTTCCACTTAATGTTGTCCGAGATGTGCTGGGAGATCTTGATCCAGCATGGAGAGTGTTGCCAGATAGAGGAGACATTAATCCAATGCTTATGGGAGCATACGGAAGTGCCTACAGAAATGCTCTTGGTATTATTCATCGTCCCATACCCACTAAAGAAGGAAAACTATTAGGCTGGATACCTGTAGAAGGCTATGAAAGACCTGCAATATCTCCTGCAACAACACGGCCTCACACCCGAGAGGGTGGGGCACAAAGGCAAATGGTTGGAATAGGTGGAGGTAGGCATAAGGGCATAGTGCAGAAAGAACTAACTAGACTCAATATTAGTAAACCTTGGGATCGGCTTATACGCTATAGATCCCCCATGCTAAACAGGATTGCTGCAAAGCAGTCTGGTCCTAGTATTGAAGGGCGTATTGCAGACTATGTAATGACAGATGATACGTATAAAAGTTCTTCAACAGCACTGCAAAAGGTCTTACTTTTAGATCAGTTAAACGCCCTTAAAACAGAAATCCGTGCAGGTATGGAAGAAAACATCTTGCGAGATCCTGAAGTTCAAAAGCTGACCAA